GCATACTTAGCTCAAGTCCAGCTTCTGTTAAGATTAAATCAACTCGACGGTCAATACCAGAGTTTTCAAGTGTTTGCACACCTACATAAACTGAAGTATCTCTGTTGATACCGTTGCCCACTAAAGGACGATACGCTGCATATTTCATGTTAACACCCAACATCTTAACGTTAGTTCCATCTAGGTGAATATTACGTGCAACATTCATATCACCATAAGGTGTTGAGAATGTAGTAATATCTACGCCCATAACTTTTTTCTTGCCAGTCATAGCAAAATCAGCACGGAAATTAGAAGAAACTTCAAGATTGTTTTTAAAGTATCCACCTAATTTATGCATCCAGTTATAAACAGCAGTACTTACAAAATATACATTTGCATTACTATTGTTATAACGAGGATCCATATAATTAGACAGGTCATCTAAAAAGTCATCTGCGGTTTTAGTTGCGATATCAAGATCAAACTGGTTACCATATTTCAATATATAATCTACTACACCTTGAGTAGTATAATATGTATCGCTTTGGCTGCCAAACAATAATGAGTTTTCAATATCCCATTTATGCTCAACTAGTTTCTCTTTCCAAACACGAGACCACTCATTTGAGTCATACTTCAATGATGTTGCTCTGGCTGTATTAGTCATTGCCATTGAAGTTTTCCAGATTTGAGTACGTCCATAGTTTGTAGAGTATGGCTGATCTTTCCATGTCTCAGGATAACCAGATCCTTCATCATGTGCAGTACCAATAACATAACAACGACGTTGTTCTAGTTCACCTGCTATTTCATCATCACCAGGACTAACAGTACTAGCATCATCTGAATTAGCCAATGCAGTAAGATATTGACCATTAGCCGCAGTATTTGGGCCTTTAACAATAGTCAACTTCAACTCTACCATATCAGGATTATTAGTAATAGTAATAGTTGCATCATTTGCGCTACCATTATCATCATATTCTGTAACAGAAACAACTTTACCTACCATGTAATCTGCTACTGAACCTGCGGCTGCAGTTGCACAAGGAATTTTTACCAATTGTCCTGGTAAAAAGAACTTAGGCATTGTACCAGCAGCCCCTAATAAGATCTGACTTGAACCTGTATTGCCGAATACATTCTGTATGTTCCCTGAATTTTTATAATCAGAAATCATACGAACGTATAAGTCGTTACCTGCTACTTTAGCAGCGCCAAGATCAGAGGTAGTTACCCATGCTCCAGTATTATCTAATGCTGCACCAACATACGCATAGCGTTTATGCCATGAGTCTCTTTTTTCTGTCCACTTAAATTGTGGATCATCTGTAGGCTTCTTACCTACTTTAGATACGAATCTAAAAAACGGATCTTGAGGAATAGCTAACTCAGAAACTCGGTCTCCAAAGTTATACTTTCTACGCAGATCACCAGTACCGCCACCAGGAATACTAGGGCCGTTACCAATGCCTGATCCTGCTACATCCGTTGTAGCTAGATTCGATAACTGTACTAAGTCTCCATTCATTGAGCTCATCAGTTATCTCCTTTCATCTATTAATTGAAGTTCGGAAAGGAGTTGTATAATTTATACCTTACCCGAACAGGTCATCAATGCCCCCGTCTGAGCCCAACAAAGCATCAAATACTTGATCTTGTGAACTCCTTTCAGCGCGAGGACTGTTTATTCCACCAACACTTGCAGGTATATCTCTGACATTTTTCATCTGATTCATCATGTCTTGCTTAGTAGATTTGGCAACATTTGCAGTTGTCGTATCTTTATTAACAAGGTAATGAATATCTTCTAACGTCATGCGTCTATTTTTAGATAGTTCCATCATTTGGTTAAACTGATCATCGGTCATATTATTCTTAGTCTTAAACTCTTCAGCCTCAACCTTCATACGTTGTTGCTGATTAGCCTGAGCGTTTTGCTGCTCTTTTTGCTGAAGAATAGTATTAACCTTTTGATCAACCAATTGCTGCGTATAAGCTTCTTTAAGTTTAGCTGAATCAGAGTTAGGATCTGTCATCGCTTCTGTTTCATCAAAAACGAAGTCCTCATCTAATCCAAGCTGCTCTTGCATGCTTTGCGCTGGTTTACCACCATTTTCAAAATAGCCACGGACATGATCTACAAGTCCACTATCGGTTTCCATTGCCTCGAGAACCGGAGTAAACGGACTAAGCCTATTAAGCTCTTCCCTCATCTTAGTAGCTTCCCTACTAGAATCTTTATACCGCTTTTCCCAATCAACAGTGTTGTTGGATTCCTGAGCTTGTGCTTGGGTTGTCTCTTGAGGTATTACCTCTTGAGGGCCATTAAACTCTGGGGTTACCTGTTCACTTTGTTGGTCAACAATTCCACCATTTACCTGAGATTCCATCTCAGTGAAGAAGTCTTCAACAGAGCCAGAATCTTCTGGGTTGCCATCGAACATATTATCTTCCATTTTGTCACTCTCCTTTTTCTTTGAGTTGTAACTTGGGCAAAGTTAAGATTGCTCTTTTGTTTTTTCCAAGTCTTTTATTACATTTTGTAAAGAATTTTTAAATTGTTTCTGTTCTGTATCAGATTGAAGCTTTCTAGTATCCCTAAGATGCTTCTGTTGAGCTTTAGTAAGATTATGCTCTTTATCCATATCAGCTGACAATCTATACTTCTGTTTACTAATCTCTGTTTCAGCTGCATTAACTTTACTCTTAATACCAGCTTGTACAACTTGACGCTCAAGAGTTTCAACAGTACCCTCTGAATTTTTAAGCTTCTCTTCTAGTTGCTCTATCTGTTGCTGCATTTGTGAGTACATGCTCTTACGCTTAACGATACTCTCTTTATTCTTAATGTCAGTTTCAGATAATAATGCTATATCATCAATAACGCCCATTTGCATATATTGTTTCAATTCATCTAAATAAGCCCATCTATTGACAGGAAGAGTAGATCCAGCTACAATTCTAATATCAAACTTAGCAGAGCCATAATCATTAAACTTCCCAATAGCTTCTCCTAGATCATTGTAAATTGGAACGTTAATTTCAACTTGTTTCTCTTCATTAATATTGTTAGGTTGAACAACACGGAATACTTTGTTCCCAGTATAAGTTGCTTGAGAAAACTGAGCGATAACACTACCTAGTCTCTTTAATGCTGGTTCAATAGAGTTCTTCATCCATTGCTTAACCCTACGAGTACCATACTCATCCATAGCTAACATACCACGATATGTTTCATGTTGTGATGATGTATCTCCCTGCATAGCTCCATATATACCAGCTAAGTACTCCATATCTTGCTTACCTTCATTAACAATGCCAAAGAATGCATTTGATAAAGGTGCTGGCTGAACTGGAGTAGGAGCCATTGATCCAGGCCTTACTGGTAACAACGCACCAGGAGCACTTGAATATTGTTCCCAATAATCAGTGTCAATACTTCCTTCTTCATGCAACCATCTTAAGCTACTACCCAAAGATGCATTATGTATCATTAATTGGTGAGCTTTATTCATTTCTCTCTGTTTACCTATTAAAGGAGAAACAGCTGAGATTGGGAATGGAGTCCCTGTCCACTTAAAGTGAAATGGAACTAAAGGATATTCTGTAATTTGTTCTGGCAATACCTTCTCATATAAAGTTACATCACCCGCAACACAACTCAATTTAATCCTATTCCCATAGAACTTAGCTGTTTGCACGATCATCTTAGAGAATGTAGGATCATCAGATATTGCTTTAAATTCTTTCTCTGATACAATTTTATTTTCTATCTGAGATACCTGAGCTTGAAGTTCACTTACCATTTCTTGCTCTGCTGCAGCCAATTGTTGTTCCATCATCTTGGCAGCCTTTTGCATTTCCAATTGGAATCTCTCTGGTAGCATTTGTCCTGCCTCAACAGCAGCAGCCATTTGCTTTTCTTGCTCCATCATTTGAACTTGCATCTCTGCTTGCATCTCTTGCATTTGAACTTGCACTTGTTGTTGTATCTGTGCTATTTGCTGCTCGTTAGGTGGCATTCTATAGAATACATTAACATAACCGACTTTAATCTTTTCATAAACCTCAAATAGCTCTAATAGTGTATCATTCTCCCCAGTAGAAGGATCAAAAGATTCTGACTCATTTATATCCTTATAGGTAAAGTCTTTCTGCATCTTAAGAGACTTCTCAGTGTAATTATACTCAGTTTGTTGATTACTAGAAGCTTTCTTGATCTTACTAGTCATATCAGGGAACATCTTCTCTAAATGAGAAGTAGGCAGTATCTTTCGAATCATTACAAATGCTGCATCTTTAAATAAGATATCTCTTGACTTAGGATCAACAAATATATCAAATGGTTCTGGTTGCTTAATTACTACATCACCCATTCCGTTATCTGAATCAGGATCTACAGTAACAAGTAAATAACCTACTGATTTAGTAATAGCATCATTAATTGCATTAGAAAATATGGTCTGTCCATCTGACAAGTCCCATATATAATCAGCAACATCAGAGAATACATGCGCTACATCTGTATCGCTAGCATCTACACCAATAGCTTGCCATCTAGGAGTATTAGCTGTAGCATAGAAATTAAGCATTTCTACCACAGGCATAATCCTATTGATAGTAAAATCAGGCATTCCTTGTTCTGATAAATGCTGTTGTTCTGCTTCAGTTAATTGATTGTCATTAGCAAAGTCAAAACCTTTTTGGTTAATTCTTTCCCACTTAACTCGACTAGCAGTATTAACTTGGTCAAATAAATGCCTTACTCTATCTGCTGTTTTATCTTTTCTCTTTGCCATAATTACCTTTTATTATTTAGAGGCTACAAATACTTCTATTGAACCATTAACTGTAGCTGACTCTGAGATTGCATAAATATTATCTATCTCTGTAAGAATTGGAGAGTCAGCAGTACTTCTTATTAAATCAATCTTACCTTCATAATAAGTTTTACTTTCCCCAGGCTTAAGTATATCTATAATATATCCATTTATATCATATCCCTCCTCTACCCCAGCCGCTTGAATTTCAAATGCCTTTACTCTAATTCCCTTTCTAGCACTTGCTTTTAAATCGCTTGAGCCAACATGAGTGTATATGATAGAATTAACACTTCCATTGTTTGTTATTCTAATATATTTTACATTATCATTAGAAAAAGACTGACTCCCGCCTGATCTTGCAATTAAACCAGAGCGTGTAATGCTATCTTCAAGGGAAAGTATAGTTATTGGGGATATAGATTCATTTGTAAATACATCAGTTCTTTGACCAATTGCTAAGCCTGTTCTGTCTGCTGCAAATAAATAATCTTGCTCTATCATGTACCCATAAATCTCTCTTACATTAGCACTTGGTCCAGGGCTATTATGCGTTATTTTTAAATAAGGAAGAGTTCCGTTATCTGTGATTCCTCCTATTGAAAATGGAGCCCCTGCAAAAACCCATGCATCTAGAGATTTTTTAAGGGATGTTAAAACTGCTTTTCTGTTTGTCAAGTTATCTTCAGCTCCAAATATACCAGAAACGCCAGCTATATGTTTAGTGCTATTTGCTTGAGTAACATCATCATCAAAAGTTACTTTAATAGTATCTGAAATAAATATATCATTAGTATCACTTCCTGTAGATGCAACATCTACTTCAAATTCAACATTGCTTACTATCTTAGTAACTACAGCATTAGTCCCAATGTTAGTCCCTGTAACTCTCATCCCTACTTTAATATCTGTTGCCGGAACATGAGAATGTGTAATATATTTTTGACCAGTGACTATAGTAGCCGATAAAGCCTTCTGGTTTCCAAAAAATGTAAGTTGATCCTTTTGTTGAGTTCCTGTCGCAGCACCTACTACAAATGTCTGGTCACCACTAACACTTATAACTCTATCATCAGCTCCATCATCATGAGTATCACCTGTTGCAATCTGAGTTCCTGAAATTCTTAAATCTGGAGCAATAGGGGTAACTCCAACTTGGCCTATAACAGTTGGGTCCACTGGAGCGTCTAAAGTTACTGTAGTATTTGCAACTCCATTACCACCAAGAGCAGTAAATGATCTATCTGTATATGCTTCTATATAAACAGACTTATCATCAGCTCCACCAGGAGGAACAGCTGCTACATAAAGATAAGTATAAGATGCAGGCCTTTTATCTAACTTAATAGTCTCCTGATATACATTATTAATACCAGAGATGTTATGACTCTCGGTATTGCTTACTCTTTTACCAGCAACGCTTATCGTCTCTTTATTTTCTAATTTTAAATTTGCCATTTATTACTCCTCTTCTTCTGGCTCATCCACATCTTTTTCTCGTTGGGATGGAATTTTTTCTGTTAAATCTTCTAATGTAAATATATC